AAAAATAATGTTTGACAGTTTATAGACTTGCGGTATATATTGATGTGTCGGTGATGGATGTGAAAATGCCCGCAAGGGTGAGCCCAGTGGTTCCGGTAAAGACCTTTCCATCATCGGCATATCAAAGAGCCAGTGGCTCAAGGAGTAGTTATGGGATTTTTTGCACAGCACGGGAAGTTCTCGGAAGGCAGCGGGAAGAAGTACAGCGTAGCAGAGCAGGGTATTTACATCTGTGCGCTGATCGATTGCGAAGCAACACAGGGCAAGTCATTCGACAACCCTGATGTCATGGAGCCTAACTTCCGTTGGGTCTTTGAAACCACCGAGGTAGGTGATGACGATGGCCAGCCGTTCCGCTTCATCCAGTACACAAAGACCTTTTACGGTAATGAAAAGGCAAAGCTTACAATCTTGCTCGATGGCATGGTTGGACGCATGACATCACAGCAGTTTGCAAGCCTTGACATTGAAGCCCTCAAGGCTAAGCAATGGCAGGTGGTGGTTGGAACCAGACAGAAAATGAACGGTGAACTAACCAACGTCATTGAAACCGTAAAGCCGGTAAAGGTGGCAGCTACAAAGCCGCTCCGCAAAGCAGTACCAACGGAAGATATCAGCGACCCGTTTGAAGATGCATAAACACGGGTAACACTAAAGGAGGCAGGGTAACTTGCCTCCAACCTTGGGAGATAAAGACAATGAAACAAACTAATCAAAGCCTCGCAGGAGCCATCAAAGAGATGGCACAGCACACCATCAACGTACAGCGTGACCCGTTTGCAGTCATCAATGTACCGCTACACATTCAGGTATCCAGCGACCACTCCGAAATCCATATGTCCAAGGGTGAGCTTCACTTGATGGTTGCCATCACTGGCGATGATGCTGGTATCTACGACTGCAACTCCATGGGCTACGCTGTGCAGAATCCATACTGGGTCGGTAGCCTCAAGCCTGCTGACGTGATTGCAGACATCTGGGCAGTAGCGTACGAGATTGACAAGATGATGTCACAGAGCGTACAGCTCGTATGAACGAACACTACCGAACAACCAAGATACAAGCCATTGATGTCATTCAGGATTGGGGCTTAGACTTTGCTACGGGTAACGTTGTCAAGTATTTGCAACGTTGCCCACACAAAGGCAAGGAACGTGAGGATGCCATCAAGGCACTCTGGTACTTGGCTTTTGCAGTAACAGGCGATGGCAAATACGCTGATCGAGTAATCAAGGAAGCGGATGAAATCAATGCCAAGACCAAGTGAAAGCGTTGCCTATGGCATCGCAAAGCGCAGGATACTGTTAGAGCGGTTTGATGAGCTGGTAGCAATGGGGATGCCACAAGCGCAAGCATCTAAGACCATCGGCTACAACTACAGCACGGTCAAAGGTTGGTTGGCTACACGGCAAATCGAGCAGGTCAAAGAAGAGGATGCCAAACGGATGACAATGGCGGGTGGCTCCTTTTCGGCTGCCCTTGAACGCCTCAGGGCTGGACAGGCGGTACGAAGACACGCGGCTAGTTGGTTCTTAGAACTCGTAGAGGGCAAGATTTGTCTGTACCTGATTGATGGTGCAGGCAATCGCAGATACAGCCGGGTTGCGTCTTTCGGTAGTGCTGATGTCCTTGCTATGGACTGGGAGATATATCAACCATGACAAAGCTTATCTGGATAACTCCGGAGGCGGAGCAGGTCATCGGGTACTGCGCTAGGGTCTCCAACCCTAAGAACCAGGACAACCCTGATGTCAGCAGGTTGTTGTCTTACTGCATCAAGCACGGTCACTGGTCAATCTTTGAAATGGCTTCAATGTGCGTTGAAATCAAAACCACCCGTGCTATCGCTCCGCAGATTCTTAGGCATCGTTCCTTCAGTTTCCAAGAGTTTAGCCAAAGGTATGCAGAGGTTCACGACTTCCCCATTCTGGGGCAGATGAGGCTTGCTGGTACAACTAACCGACAAAGCTCACAACCCATGCCAGAAAGGGATGACTTAGATGCAGAAATGCAAGGAGTCATTTTAGACGCTGAGTTGGCTGTATCTCGTGGCTACCATGCATACAACCAAATGATTGAAGCCGGTATAGCTGCGGAGACTGCAAGAATGGTACTACCGCTCTGCACTCCAACCACAATGTATATGTCTGGCACAATACGGTCTTGGATTCATTACGTGCAGCTTAGGACGCAAGAAGATACGCAGCTGGAACATAGGCAGATTGCAGAGTCCATCAAGGCTTTGATGGTTGAACATCTTCCGATCACAATGGGAGCGATTTAATGGCAAGATTCGGTGAAGTAATACAAGACTTGATGGAGGGTGGCAGTAAAGCCGTTTTGCGTAGCGAATGGGGAGGAGCGGTATTCCTGCGCTACTCCGAGCTATGGAATATCTTTGAACTGCATGGCCCAGGCGGAAGGGTGACGCAGTTGGAAGAACTGAGCCTTTCACCCGGTGACCTTTTCGCTACTGACTGGGATGTTGTCAGGTTAGACCCGCGTACCGGGGAGGTAGCCAAATGACATGGACACAAGCCGTAAGGGCAATGCGTAAAGGTCATAAAGTCAAACGGGAATCATGGGATGTTCATGCCGGACACCTTTGGATTTCATTATCCAAGGTAGATGCAGGAAAAGATGGGTATGGAGTACACGAGTTTATAAACTCTAGCGACGATCTAAAAACACTTTATTTGGCTTTTGACCGCATCGGAATCAATGTTACACCAGCATTCCATATACAACGCGCCATGGCAGAAACACTGGCAACCGATTGGGAGATAACAGAATGATTCTCTTTGCACTCGGTGTCCTGCTTGGTGCGGGATGCTTGGCGGTATGGTCAGAGATGTATACACGTTGGCTATACAACGATGTCAAGCGCAGGGCGAAACAACAAGGCATCACAGACAATCAAATGAGAGATGCTCTAGTATGGGCAACCAAGGAAGAAATAGAGGCTAACCTAAATGGCAGCACAACCGGGCGCAGGTAGACCAACCAAGTACACGGAACAGACCGTGGCGAAGCTTCTGGAGGCTCTGAGGGGTGGTAACACCCGCAGGGCTTCCTGTGCTGTTGCAGGCATTGACCAAAGCACACTCGCTAACTGGCTCAAGGAATATTCAGATTTCTCCCAAGCTATAGAAAAAGCCGAGGGTGAAGCCGAAGCAAAGATGGTATCGGTCATCAAACTGGCATCTGATACCACTTGGCAGGCGGCGGCATGGTGGCTTGAGCGCAAGCACAAGGCAGAGTGGAGTAGCCGAGTAGAGCAGACAGGGGCTGACGGCTCACCGGTCAAGGTCATCGTGGAGTACGCTGATAAGCCATGACAGATATACGGTTTCATGGGATAAAGCCCACAAGGGCAACAAAGCATTCTGCTGGGTACGATCTACGCTCTCAGCTTGATATCGTTATCCCTGCTGGTGCTACCGTAGGCATTGACACGGGGACACTTGCAATCTTTCCACCTCACCTCTGCGCCATGGTTTGCTCTAGGTCAGGGCTTGCCCTGCGTGGTCTGGCTGTTGCTAATGCTCCCGGCATCATCGATGCTGACTACGGGGACACCATCAAGGTTCTACTGCATAACAGGACGCAAGGTGATTGGGTGATAGAGAAGGGTGAGCGTATCGCTCAGGTTGTCTTTGTGCAGTACTTCACCGGTGATGATGTACCGCTGGATGAGCGTACAGGCGGGTTAGGTAGCACGGGCAATGCCTGACATTCGATTGGTTCTCCCTCGACCACACGAAGGACAAAAGGTAATCATGGCACAGGCGAGACGCTATAACGTTCTCGCCTGTGGCTGAGTAGATCGAAGATTCGGGAAAACCACCTTAGGTGGGAATCTGCTATCCGATCCGGTACTGAAAGATGGTTTGCCTTGCGCTTGGTTTGCGCCTACCTACAGGCTCCTTGAGGAAGCGTACAACGACCATAAGCGGATATACGCTCCTGTCATCAGGCGAGCTGTGCAGACACCTGCCCCGCGCATCGAACTCATAACCGGGGCAGCAATCGATTACTGGACGCTGGACGACCCTTCAACCGTTGCCCGTGGGCGTAAGTACAAACGAGTCATCATTGACGAAGCCGCCATGGCAAGGCATCTAGAACAAGCCTGGACAGAGGCAATTAGACCAACGCTAACCGATTACCGGGGAGATGCTTTCTTTCTCTCTACGCCTAAAGGCTCGAACTACTTCAAAAGCCTTCATGCTATGGCTGGTGTAGATCCGGACTGGATGGCATGGCAGATGCCGACAACGGCTAACCCGTGGATAGATGCTGACGAAGTAGCCAAGGCGGGGGAATCTTTGCCCTCGATCGCGTTTCGACAGGAGTATTTGGCGGAGTTCGTCGATGCTGCTGGAGCAAGAATCAAGCGGGAATGGTTGAGGTTTGGGGATGCTCCTGAAGGCTTGCCGGTCTACCTTGGTGTTGACCTTGCGATATCTACCAAGGCGGAAGCAGACTACACCGCCGTGGTAGCTCTGAGCCGTGGTGATGATGGCACGATCTACGTGCTTGATGTCAACAGGACAAGGGCGGACTTTGCTTCCGTCCTGCGGTTCATCGAGATGATGGCTGAAAAGTGGAAACCCGTCATGATTGGCATTGAGCAGGTGCAGTATCAGGCGGCTGTTGTGCAAGAGCTTATGAGACGTACAAAACTGCCGATACGGGGGATACGTCCAGACCGTGACAAGATAACCCGCTTTGGGCCTTTAGAAGCCCGGTACGAGCAAGGGCAGGTTGTACACGTTGAAGGTCTGCCACCTTACTGGCAGGATGAGTTGTTATCCTTCCCCGTTGGTCGGCATGATGACGTAGTGGACGCGATGGCATACGCTTGGCAGGTGATCGGACAGCGCAAGAGCTGGGGTGCTGTCTGAAATATATCTTCCTATATACTTGACGTGTATATACTTAGAGTGTATATTATCTACATCAAGCAGGGAAATAGAGAGATATGGAAACAATAAAAACGGTAGAGGAAATATTTGCAGGTTTTGCAGCAGACGCTGAGAAGAGAGAAGAAGAGCGCAAGCAACGACTAGCAAATGATCGCAAACTTGTAGAAGGTCGTGCAAAGTATTACTGCACTGCAGAAAACATTGAAGAGTATGTAGACGGACTAAACAGGTTGTGTGTTGCGGCAACCAAGATCGGAGCCAAACTTACAATCGATTTTCACTTGAATAAGAGCCGCATTCTTTTTTCTTATGGTGATGGATGGATGGTCTGGTATGACGAACAGTTTGAAATCATTGCAGAATACATCAGAACTTTTCACCACAACTAGAAAGCCACACAGGCCCCCGCAAGGGGGCTTTTTCTTTTCTGTGGGATACTACAGCCATGGGTATCTTTGACCGATTCTTGGGGGGCAAGGCCGTAGCCAACCCGACACAAGCACTACCACTGCCGCTTAGTCAGTCCCGTGATGTCTACCTAACCGGCTATGGCTCCGGTCAGCTGCAAACGCTCCTGCGCCGTGCGCTTCCAGGTTCTACAAAAGACTGGGCAAGAGTAGCGGGAGACCTTGGGCTAAACGGTATCGTGGCATCTGCCATTGACTGGTACGTTCGGAACTACCCTCAAGCCACGCCTAAGTACTATCGCCCTGTAGACAGCCAGCAAGCGGAACCTGTTGAAGACCACCCGGTAATCGCTCTAATGGCGCAACCTGATCCAATGGTGATGGGTAGCCTGTTCTGGTCTTGGGTGATTCAAGACTATAAACTGTTCGGCAATACCTATCTGCGCAAGATTCGGTCTACTACCCGTGGTGTTGTGACCGCTTTGCAGTTCTTGCCACAAGACATGGTCAGACCTGTCGGTAACGGCATCAACCCGCTAACGCATTATGTCTACACCACGGATGGTCGGTCTTTCGATATCCCGGTTAGCGACATCATCCATATCCGGTACGGTCGGGAACCTTCCGACATCAGACTTGGACGTAGCCCAGTAACCGCTGTATTGCGTGAGATTGCAACCGACAATACCGCAAGCACCACGGCATGGGGATTGCTTGCGAATGGTGCAATGCCATCTTTGATTGTCGGGCCTGATGCCAAAGACCAGACCGTAGACATCTCAATGGATGATGCACGGCAGGTCAAGCGACAACTGCATGAAGACCTAAGCGGTGATGGTTCTGGCGGTATCGTAGTGATGACCGGAGCCTACAAGATGGACAGGGTAAGCCTGACACCGTCAGAGCTTGCTTTGGATTCTGTGAGACGCGTACCGGAGGAGCGTATCTGTTCTGCCCTTGGACTCAACCCGATGGTTTTGGGTCTTGGTGCTGGTCTTGAGCGTTCCACCTACAACAACTTTGAGAGGGCACAGCAGGCAGCGTGGGAGGATGGTATGGTTCCTCTACTGCGTGTCTTGGCTGATGCGATTACCGCTGACCTCCTGCCAGAGTACCCAGAGACCCAGCAGGGTGATTACATTCAGTATGACCTTGAAGGTGTACGGGCTTTGGCTGATGACCTTTCAGCGGAAGCCGATCGCGCAGAGAAACTATACAAGGCTGGCATCATTGACCGTGCGGAAGCAAAGCGCATTGCAGGTCTTGAAGCCGTGCCACAGGATGAAGGGCAACTGCACCCACAGGCAATCCCGGTGCAAAGCACAGACGCTCCCAACGCTCCTGCGATTCGGTCTTATGAGATGAAGTACCGCCCGACAGCATCCATGAAGGAAGCGGCTCAACGTGCGCTTGATTGGAAGGCTGAGGGCTTTGATGGTGGGACACGGGTAGGACTTGCTCGTGCTAACCAGATCGTGAATGGGGAGCAACTTTCCGAAGACACCATCTTGCGGATGTACTCTTTCTTTAGCCGCCACGAAGTAGACAAGCAGGCTGAAGGCTTCAACGCTGGTGAGGAAGGTTTTCCATCGGCTGGGCGTGTAGCCTGGGACTTATGGGGCGGTGATGCTGGGTTCCGCTGGGCAACATCCAAGCGCAACCAAATGCAGGGCGATGAAGGCAAGAGCCTTGATTGTTGCACCCCGGGGGTGGTGTACAAAAGCCACCCTTTTTACGGGTACGAGCTGATGGAGGCTCATACAAGCGAGTAGACGACGGGACGGGCAGAATCTATGCCGCATCTCAGAAGTTTCGCAACGACCTGCTGGAGCGTGAAGGCGTAGCCATAAGCCGAATGCAGAGAGCGTACAAAGCCGCTACCGCTGCATCGATCGCAGAACTAGAAGCACTAGAGGAACGCATCGCAGAGCGTGAGGCAAACGGTGAAGACCCAAGCCAAACCATCCTGTGGATGCGTCAGCGCATCATAGACAACATCGAGGAACTTGGTCGTAACTTGCAAGCCTTTGCGGTAGAAGGAGCAACCATAACAGCAGATGGACAATTGCAATCCGCCATCCTTGCGAATGAGACGAGCAGCAGCTTGGTTGAAGCGGCGGCAGGTCGTAAACCGGCTAACGTCAGCCTCGGCAGTTCATGGACAGCACTGCCAGACGAACAACTGCAAGCCTTTGTCGGCATGGCGGGTGATGGAAGCCCTTTGGGTGAGCTATTTGAAACCATTCCGCAGGTAACTACCGATGCTATGCAGATGGCACTTGTACAAGGCATCAGCCTTGGTGAAGGGCCACGGACGGTAGCACGGCGGGTACGCAAAGCGGCAGACATTGGACGGCAACGAGCAGAGACCATAGCACGTACTGAGATGATCCGAAGTGCCCGTGAAGCCCAGCGGCAGTTGTATACGCAGAACCCTGCGGTACAAGGATACCGACGGCAAGCAACCCAAGATAGCAGGGTGTGTTTAGCCTGTCTGGCTTTGTCTGGAACGCTATATGCGACAGATGAAATCATGCCTAGTCACGTAAATTGTCGCTGCGTTCTTGTGCCGGTTACCATGTCATGGGCGGAGATTACCGGGGACAGTTCTATCCCTGATACCAGACCTCCGGTAGCAACACCTGAGCGCATACTCGCTGGCTTGTCGGATGCTGACAAGGTCGCCATCATGGGGCCTCAAAGATACGCAATGTACATGGAAGGCAAGCCGCTTGCTGATTTTGTGCAGGTAGTACCTAACCAAGACTGGGGGCCTAATACCCGTGTACGACCTCTACGTGAGCTTATATAGGGTGTGTGGGATACTTACGCCATGGACGTGCTGACAAGCTTTGTTGACGGAATCAAGTCTGACCGCTTAGGTCATGTCAAGGGATACCTTGTGCGCTTTGGCGATACTAAGGCAACAGACCTTGAGGGTGACTACTTCACGAAGTCAACCGACTACGGCTTTCCGATGGAAGAGGGCAAGCGCGTACCGCTAAACGTCTACTATCACCACGGTATGGATCAAGCAGTAGGTAAGAAGTCCATCGGTACAGGCTTCATCAAGATGGATTCTGAGGGGCTTTGGTATGAGGCTCAGTTAGACTTGGCTGATGAGTACGGCAAGATGGTTGCCAAACTTTGCAAGCAAGGCAAGATGGGCTTTTCGTCTGGTGCTGCGGCTCACATGGTTGAGCGCAAATCTATGGGCGGTGCTTCCGAAATCATTCGGTGGCCTATCGCTGAGGCAAGCATCACCCCTACCCCTGCGGAGTTCCGTAACAGCGTCAAGTCTTTGGAGGAGTACTACGGCATGGGCGAGATGGAAGACGAAGAAGAGATGATGCCTGAGCCGATGCCAGAGCAAAGCCCAGAAGAGTATGCCGCTGAGTTATTCAAGATGGCAGAATCGGATCTCATCCATGAAGGTATGGAAGCCTATTACGAAGCCATGAGCGAAGGTATCGGCATAGTGGCTGATGCCTCTATGGCTGACGCTATCATCAATGAGTTTGCGAATCGTGCAAAGCAGCTTTACGCCATGCACGGTGCTAAATGTATTCACCCTGCATCCTTGCGGGGTGTAGAGCGTCGGCTGCGGGATGCAGTCGGTCTATCACGGTCAAGCGCAAAGCGTTTGGCTCCAGTAGTCTGGGAATCTCTGCGGGATGCAGACCAGCCTGATGAGCAGCCGTCCATCGTAGTCGAGGCGAAAGCCCATGATACTGACGAACGCCAAGAACTCTTGGCTCGTCTGGAGTTGCTAACACAACTATGAACATCGAACAACTTACCGCCAAGCGTGAAGGCATCCTTGCCACAGCTCGCGAAATGGCATCCGGAAACGGTGACCTTGCACAGGTCAAGTCCCTGATGGTTGAAGCCAAGGACATTGAAGAGCGCATCGAGACAATCAAATCCCTTGGTGCGACCGCTCCTGTCGTTACCCCTGCGGTAGATGCAAAGCCATGGAAGGGCGGCATCAACGTCCAGCGTAACCCATTCCAGGGTGATGCTGATGAGCGTAACCTGAAGGCTTACACTTTTGGCCAGTTTGCTCGCCACCTCGCTGGTGTCAAGTCCGCTACAAAGTGGCTCCAGAACAACGGCCACCTGAAGTCACAGACCGAAGGTACGGACAGTGCTGGTGGTTACACGGTTCCTAACATTGTTTCATCGGATCTCATCTGGCTCCGTGAAATGTATGGCGTTGCTCGCCGCAACAGCCGCATCTACCCGATGTCCTCGGATACGCTCTTGGTTCCTTCCGCTACTGCATCGACCACGGTCTACTATGCATCGGAAGCAACAGCAATCACAGCATCCGACATCACCTTTGGTCAGGTATCCCTCGCAGCCAAGAAACTTGCAGTCCTCACGATTGCATCCAAGGAACTTGGCGAAGATACGGTTATTGACCTCGGTGCTGCTCTTGCCCGTGACATGGCTTACGCCATCGCTAAGGAAGAAGACAACGCTGCATTCAATGGTGATGGAACATCCACCTACGGTTCGATCACAGGTATCCTTCAGGCTGTCTACGGCTTAAACGCAACCAAGGCTAACATCGCTGGCGTTGTAGTTGGTGCTAACCTTTCCGGTGCTGCATTCTCCAACTTCACGCTTGCAAACTTCCAGAGCTGTGTTGCAAAGCTTCCTACCTACGCAGACAATGCGAAGTGGTATATGCACAAAGACCTGTTCTTCAATG